TGAAATCAATCTCTGGAGTACTATCTAATAAAGTTGAACCATCAAATCCAGAACCCCAGTCAAACCCACTAAATTCTCCTTGATCGAAAACATTAATCTCATCGCTTACATTAAACGGTACAGATTGTTCTTCAGTTGTAGGAGCCTCTATCTGTTTTGTATTTAGATGAGTAGGCAATCCCTTCCCAGGAGGGACATAGTACTCTACCTCCTGTCCCTCTATTGTTCTCGTTTCAATTGTCATAATTACTCAGGATCGAGAGGATTAACTGAAAGGTCGTTGAGGCTCGTAAGTCTAGCCTCTACTTCCTTGTCTAGCTTAACGTTATGTTTTTTCAATTCATGGATAATAAATGTTCCAACTTTCTTTTTATTATTGCCAGGTAAATTACTAATCAACACATAGAGACGGGGATCAAGATTAACTTCCTTCTTTGGATCAGCAGTAAGAATCTTATTCGACATCTCTATTAATGTATTTTTATCAAAGAAAGATTGATCGCTTTCATATATATTCTTGATCTCTTTTCTAGTATCTATATCTAATTTAGTATTACCTGTTCCTTCAGGATCATAAACAGAACTGAAAGTAGAAAGAGCTTTCTCACTATTACCTTTATAGAGAGGGCCATCTTCATAGCGAGGAGTAAAGTCCTGCTTTCTTCCATTTAATAAATTTTCTAAAAAAGGAAGTTTTACCTTTAAATCAGCAGCACTTGTACCACCTGTACCTAATCCTAAAGGGCCAGTAAATTTTTCCTTTATCTCGTTAAGCTTGTTTGCTAGCTCTGCTTCCGTAGGGTTCGGACCTAGTTCATCATAGATTTGATTTAATAAATTTATCTTCATAATTTCCCAGTTTGCTTGCTCTTCAATGTTGCTAGTACCCCCTTCTGATGTAGGTAGTACGCCATATTTATCTATATACCATTTCTCAACATCACTTATAACATCTTTAAAAGTACTTAAGACTTTCTCTCTACTTTTGCCTTTTAAGTTAGCCATTCTTGATTGCAACTTATTAGCAAGATCATCAGCTTTACTATATCCACTCCACCGTGAGGTGAATTCACTCAAATAGAAATCAAATCGTCCTGCTTTTGTAGGATCTATCATCGCTTCAAGAGACAATCTATTTAACATTGCTGCATCTGTTTTATAGTCTCCACTGAAAGTTCCATAGATATTATTTTCAAGTGAAGTAGCAGCTTTATTAATCGCTACTTCCTCCTCGTAACTTGTAGCATTTTTAATTGCTTCCGTCTGCCATTCTCTAACTTTCTGTATTGCTGAATTCATGTTCTCTGGAGCTAACTCTCCATCCTCAAATAATGTTGGCCTGATCTCTTTTTCATAATGTGTAGTAGCAGTACCAAGATATCTAGAATTTAGATTTTTCTGTGCTTTTTCATCGTGTCCTTTAACTCTATCTAAGGCATCGTTATACCTCTCACCTAACCAACCAGTAGGAAATTCAGTCGTCCAAGCTTGCTTCTCATTGAAGTGTCCTTGGCTATTTACACGAGATTCCTTAGCCCCAACTGATAAAAATTTAAGAGCTTCTAATACAATTGCTGGATCAGCATTACTTTCTTCTGCTGCTTTTGTAAAAGCTGCAATAGTATTAATTGCCAGCTCTTCATTAAACTTCTTCTTCTTCTCTGCACTTGTCCCAAATATATTCATTTTTTCTAATAATTCTTGTAGCTCATGTGTAGCTGTTTTTCTATCTATTTCTCCTTTTGCAAGCCTTGTTCCTATATCAGTTGTCGTTTCTATTATATTTTTTTCCATCTCATTATCGAGATGTGCACTATAATTAGAAGCTTGAGATGTTAACGCATTTGTTCTAAATTGAATTATCTTACCTTTTACATTATTGTATTCAAAAGCATTTAAAATAATTCCATCTCTCTTTAGAAAACTCTCTACCCAACTTTTATATCTAGGATCATTAGGTGATAATGTATGTATTGGAATTTTTACTTCAATTGTTTTTGTTACTCCATTCTCAACTATCTCTTTTGTTTCCGTAATTGTTTCCGTTTTTTGTGCTGAAGATAATGATGCTGCACGGTTTACAACGTCTCTTTCTTTATACTTTGATCGAATGGCTTCTTGTAACCGACTATTGGATTTAATATAATTTAATTGATTATTAGCTGCTTCAATTGATTCTGCTGTCTCTCCATTTGGATACTGACCTATTTGGTCTGCTTTAATCCTTCCTGCATCTACATCCTCTTGTGTATAAGGTTTTAATGAGGCTGTTTTGTTTAAATTTGATTGTAAAGAAGCAAGTCTATCTACAGAAGTTGTTCCATTTGAACTTTGTGGAACTTGTGAAATAACTCTTTCCGCTTCCTGATCCCAATATTTTCTTTGTGCAGCTCCTAAACTAACTTTACTTTTTACAGCAGTTTGCAGTGAAGAATCAAAAGTTGAAAGGGCTTTTGCTAATTGTTCAAAATCTCTATTAGGTTCTGCTAGGACATTAGCAACACTTGGTAACTTTAATTGTGGTACTAATGTTGGTCCTGGATTACTAATAAAAGTATTACCTTGCCATTTCTGAGGAACAAGTTGTGGCTCTTTAATTTCCTGAACAGGACTAATAGTAACTGCACCTAAAGTATCTCCTGTAGGTGTATGCTTCCTAGAGCTTTTTTTGTCGGTAGTACCAACATTTTTACCGAGTGAATAACGTCCCATTTAACTAGTTAAGCTCCAACCACCAGGCGTAAGCTGTTTATCAAGTCGCCATTGTTCTATACCTGCATAAGTAGAGAATCCCCCTAGTGCACTACTTGCCATGCCTAAAGCATACTGACCAAAGCCAGGAGCTTTCTTCTCTAATGGTTTCACTGGATCAAGATAAGTCGTCTTAATATAATCACGAGCACTAGCAATCCTTGATCCTCTTGCAGCTTGTGCAACTTTTCGATCAAATTGTGTCTTCTGGAATGCAAATGCCAAATTCTGTCCTCCTATAAAGTCAGCCGCTAATTTTTGTCGTTCTATATCTTTCAACAAGAAATCAACTGAATGTCCTATACGTCCTTGTGCTGTTACTGCTCCCTTCGCTCTCCATGATTCAAGTGTTGTAGCTTTGTCTTTCTGAGAAGCAGCCATCTGAATTTGTTGCTGTTCAACAGTAATTCCAGTTGATTTGTTTTCAAAAGCAATATTAGCTAAAGCTTTTGTTTGCTCCTGAAAATTCTGATTCATAGTCTTTCTGACATCTTCTGTAGCTCTATTCGCATTCGCTTGTAGTAATTGACTTTGATAAGTTAATTGTCTTTGCTCGTTATAAAATCGAGTATCAGCTTTAGCCTGTTGATACGCCATGTATTGAGAGCCGATCCCAAGGATCGCACTACCAATACCAATAGCAGCAGCAACTCCACACATTTAGTTAGATCCTCACAAATTCATAGAAAGGACGACCTTCAAGACCCCAATGGTCATGCCTTTTAATAATAGTAAACCCCATCCAACGAATCCAATCAATATGAATTTGATTTCTTGCATCTATTTGATTAAACAGCAATTTGTATTGATCATGCAATTTATTTAATTCTATTTTTGCTTGCCTTAAAAATGTGATTCTATCTAGTTTATCTGTTGTCATTTCATTTCGACCTAACATCCATATCCTACCAACTCCTTCTCTTTCTGGAATAACTCCATACATTCCCATCACGTAACCATGCCTGCTAATCATTGTCATACATGGCTTACTTGCTAAATAACAATACAGCAATCCTCCTTTAGGACTATCTCCTGATACTGCATAGAGTTCAGCAGCATCTTCTGGTCGCATGTTCTCAGCAACATCAACCACATCTTGAAGAATAGACGGCCTATGAAAGGCGGTCTTCTTTAAAGTCGTTTGGCTCGTGATTGTAACCACCCCTCCCATTCTGCTGATTGAACTCTACAAGGTACAGGACTACTGCTAATAATCTCGATTTTAGTATCAAGACTACTTGCCATTACAGGAACTCTAAAGTTTCCAGTACCAATACCAGGCGCACCTAGTGAAGGAGGACTTGTACCAACAGATATCCCATTGTAAGGATAATCGTTAGCAGTTCTCCCCGCAGGAGTTACTCGTAAAACAAAGTGTGATGTGTTATCAAATACCACAGCCCATGTACGAATTTGCAACTTTGGTCCTGCTACTACAGCCATACCACCTCCAGATGGCTGTTCTTTTAAATAAGGTGTACTAAATTCATAAGCCATGTCATATAACTCTCCTACAAAAAACTTTGCTGAACTTAAGTCTCCTTTAACTACCATCGTTCCATTACCACCTGCACCACCTGTTAATGTTTCGCTAGTCGGAATAATAACTTGGCCATGACTAATAGTATTACCAGCAACATCTCTTCCTACTACTGCCATTGTTCCTGTTGTAGCCATTGGATATGGAAGAGTAATTGTTGTTTGAACTCCTAATCCTCCAGGGTTTGTAACAGCAGTAGAACAACTTGCTTCTGTTATTTTTCTATCTACTAATAATTCTATTGTGCTATTTGCATCAACAGTCTCAGGACGCAATGCTACTTTTTCCAAATAAACTCCATCATTATATTCAAGAACTACATACATATCACTATCTAGAATAGAGGCTCCTAATATCGTTTTTGCTCCTTTAACTTCCCAATATGACCAAGCAGATTGAAGTTTATTATCATCTTCAAAAAAGAAATTATATAGATAAATACGTTTAGGTTGATCTTTTGATATTGCTACTATTGCCTCTTCTGATACTGATGCAATTAAATTAGTTAAATTACCTGGAATATATCGAGGAACTGCTGAAGTTACTTCTTCAGATAAAGGAACACCACCTGTTGAATCTGGTAAAAAGAAATCTCTTAAACCACTAAATTCTCCTTTTGGAATAGCAAAATAAATAGTTCTACCAACACCTACAGGATCAACTGTTGCTGCCATTTCAAAGCTAGTAGTAGCCGTAACATTTGCAGTTTTAGGAGTTAAACTTGTTCCTATAGTTGTTGTACCAGCGTCTAATCTAAATTGACCATGACGACTAAATAATAATAAAGTATTAGCAAAAGCAAGACTAGAGGTTAAGAAGTTGATCTCAGTACCACCAGTAACCAAATCAATAGGATCACTATCGACAACAGTCTGGACAGTCTCTGGCCAAAATCGGTCATAATTATCAGCAGCAGAAAGAATTACATTTTCATCAGCAAGAAATACTAATCTATTTCTAAATAAATTTATATTTTGGATCTTACTATTTACAAAAGAAGGATTACTTGTTGTTCCTTCATCACCTGCAACTCGATCTGACCAATCAAATTCTTTGAAATCAAAACTACCATCTGCATTTCGTACTAATACATGAGGCATTGTCTTCTGATTAAAACCTCTATTAATATCTGGTCCAACAGTTTCTCTCCAAATACCTCCACCTGTACCACTACCAGCAGAAGCTTCAAACTTTACATAATAATCATCTAATCCAGTGGTCTTTGTTCCTTGGACTTTAATGACAAATCCATGTTCAGCTAATGTTGGAAGATCTGTAATAGTATCTATTGTTCCTTTAATCGCTTTAGTAAAAGTTCCTGTTTTTGTGTCACTACTTTCTAATTGATAATCACCACCATCAGTCTTTACGATCTGAATAATATAATCTACAACGGTAAAAGTCCATCCACTACTTAATGCTGAAGCAAGTGAATTACGTAGATTAGTCGCAATAGTTAAGGTGTCAGGCTGTGTACCGCCTACCGCTGCTGTTGCATAACTAACATCTGCAAGAGTACTTGTGCCATCAGCACTTTTAATCTTAATTCTATATGTCGTCGAATAATCTGCTGCCTTAATGAACACCATTGATTTGGTGCCATAAGTAGGAGTCATTACGTTATATGCAGCATTACCATTTGTTGTTAAAGATGTACCTGCTGTATATGTAAAACTATTTGCATTAGGGACAGAGGCTATATCATATTTCCCGTCTACACCTGATCCTGAAGTGCAATCTATTGAGATCCGATCAGAAGTAGTAAGACCATGAGCTGTAGAAGTAACAGTAACAGTTGTACCTGATTGACTATAAGTAACTCCATCTTGAAAATATGTAGTAACTGTCTTTTCTCTATTAACAATAAATGTGTAGTCTGCAACAGATGCAACTCTGAATTGTTCAGAAGGATCAGCACTATTAGATATATCTAAGTAACTAGTTCCATTCGGCTTATTAACAGTTTTAGTACTTCCATCTAATCCAAAAACTTTAATATCATTATCCTGTATAAAAACTAAGTATTGAATAGTTCCATCTCTATCAACAATAGTTGTAAACGGTCTTCCTGTTCCAGCACTACCAGCAAATAATTTACCAATATGTGTCATAGGAGGACGCTTCTTTAAGCCCTCTACAGGACTTGGCATACAGTTAACAACTGACTCTGCTTGAGAAGCTAACCTTAAGGCTGGTGGCTGCTGACTAACCCCATTAATAAGGTTAGGAATAGTACTGCTAATTAATGGCATAGTTACCTAATAACGGCACGGCCAGGCATGTATGTACTTAATGGGCCAAACCGATTGGGATTCCCTCTTATCATATTGTGTTCACTCTTCGTTGTTTCTTCTTCAACGAATTGTGTTCTTGCTTCGGCTTCTGCTGCAAGATTCATTTTAGTTAGATCAGTACTTCCTATTATTGCTTCTTGTAGTTGTCTTCCTGCTCTAGTCATTATGTATTGACGAGCATGTTCAGGAAGATCATCCCAATCCAACATATAAGTAAGATCAGCTTTTACATCATCAGTAAATTCAAAAGTTTGATTTAAACGATCATATAATTTTCCTCCTTTCTCAATGATGTCATAGTCAGGATAAGCAAGAATATCAACAACTACACGGCTAACATTGCTGCCCACCAAAAGATTTTTATTTGCATCAGGAGTAAGAGTAACTTGATAATCAGTATTAAAACTCCAGCCTTCTGCTTGAACTCTACGGCTTACATCAGTAAGAGTGTCATCAGCCTGTTTAGCTAATCCAAATTGACCAGACAAACTATTAACAGGAGCTTCACCCATCATCTGAAGCACTCTATTAACTGCTTCTAATTGACTTGTTTTAAGTAAAGGCATAGTAAAAGGGGGGGCAAAGCCCCCCATAAAGGTCAGCTAGTTGCTGTATAGATTTCAACTGCACAGTCAGGACGAAGAACGCCACTACCATGAGCCATAGAACCAACCATAAATGTTCCCTGCCATAGAGCATGAACATCAGATCCAGTTTGTTCCATCTTGAGATCCATCAATTTCACAGTACCAACAGCTTGCTTGTTAAATACAAGTGAAACACTGTCAGTAAAGTTTGCGTGATAGGTGTTGTTCTCACCAGTTACAGCAGAACGGTTTGTAGTTGGAAGGTGGTTGGACTTAATGATATGTAGTCCAGCTACTTTCAATACTGTGCCGTCTGCATAAGCACCCTGGCCGCCCCAGTCACGGTTGATAACGTCTGTTACCTGAGCGAGTTTGTAATACTCGGCAGGAGCCATAACGCAGTATCTATCGTTCTCAGGCAAGTTGTTCTCATCCATCTGCTGAGCAGCGGAGAACATTGCAGTAGCTAACTGAGCACCAGTAATTGCTGCCTTACTTGAAGCAACAATCTTGATACGTGTACCTCCAGGAAGATCAGTGTTGAAGTTAGTCGCAGTACGTGCTGCCTGTGCAACCATTGCCGCTACATTCTGGTCAAATGTATAAGCTAATGCGTTACCCATCTCAGTTGAGTACTGAGATCTTACATCATAGTGATTCTTGGCCTCATCAATGTCTGCTATGAAAACATTGGACACAAGTTTATCATCTATGTTAATAGTGGCTTCCGCATGTTTGATTGCGTTACCTGTCAACTGTGTACCTGGAGTATGATATGCAGTTGAACTAAGTCCAATTATTGGAAATTGGGCTGATTTTCCTGATGCAATTGTTCTAACTGTGTGCAATGATTCAAACACAGTGGCCTTACGAAAGGCTGAAAGCACTTCTCCTGAAAAGACTTTCAGGAATAATTCGTTAAGGTTAGCATAGTTCGCAGTACCAGTGTTATTTACATAACCCAGCCTGGAAGCTGTAAAGTTAGCCATACAAAATGACCTAGATAAATGAAAAAAATTGGGTGTATTTCCCCGACCTAATCTTCATTTACTCTGGGTGTCCTCCGCAAAGGGCCGTTGTAGTTGCAAGAAGGGTCTAGGTATCTAAATATTAGCAAAGAAGTTATTATTTACTAATTCCAATGAACGAAACACCTTGCGAATGCTCTCATTGTATAGAAATAAGAAGACAACAAACCCGTTATCAACAATGGCACAGTGACAGAAATACCGAAAATAGGTGTTCAAACAATTCAACCCATACCTGTTTGGACAATAAACCCACCTCAATCTCTTCAGATACCAGCACCTGTAACAGTTCAACTAGGCTTTCCCATTATTGATATGCCTGGGTGTGTTGAATCTAGGAAGGATAGTAGAGAGAATAGTGCATTACTAACTAACGACCCAAAAGGAAATGTTGTCTTCTGCGATGCGCAGTATCCAAGCTACAACGCAATGGATTACACGCCAGAGGAACTTATATATCCACCGAAGAGTGAGGAACAAAGATATCCACAACCACCCATCCCAGCAGCGGACCCACCTCCCGCCCAGAAGATCGAGGATTGCCCGCCACCTGGAGCGGCGGAGATTGGAACTAAAATCGAAGATGGACGGAAGGAAATAATTGCATACCAACTAATAGGCAACAAGTGCATTACTCAATATAAGAAACTCACAACAACACAACAAATAATTAATGCCATACCAACTGCTCCTCAAGTCGTTAGCACTACTGGTATTACTCTTATTGCCACTTCTGCCGCTTTGGCAACCCCAATTCTTCTTAAAGTAGTGAAGCCAATAGTTAAACAGATAATTAATAAGATCAAAAAGAAATTAGGTAAGCCAGTTAGAGCTTTAACTCCTTCAGAAAAACGTGCTAATTCTTATCGAGAGAAGCGGGGTTTACCACCTCTAAAGGTTTAAGTGTATGTCTATGCGGTAAGACTTGCCCTGGCTTTGGCCGTATCACTACATCTTCACAAACCTTGTAATATTCAGAATTCGGATGAAACTCAATCCCCTTAAGCATTAGTTCTCCACAGTTCTTCAATCTTGAGATTTCAAAATCTAACCTCTTATAATTTACTAACTCTTGTTGTAAAGCAAGCTGCTTATCTACTGCCTGTTTACATCTTCTTTGTAATGAATTGTCTAATGGAATTGAAAAGTTAGCAGACACTCCCAGGTTTAAAGCAAAGTTATCTTTCTGCCCAGTACGAGTATCAACATAATGACTCAAACTCCCATCATCATTGTAACTTGGGTTTTGATACCAGTATTCTCTAGGCGTACTATATGTATGTGAGTCAGTAACAAATGGAGAGATAGTTAACATTGGACCTTGGCATATTATGTTTCCTCCGTAGTGATTCGTAACACTATTTCCAGGTAGATTTTGTATTCCCATATTGGTCACACTCCCACTACTATTAGCAACGGGAGCTGCTGTGGAACTGGTCTGTGCCGCAGCACTCCCTCCATACAAGAGGGCTACTGTGCAAATACTGAGACAGTTTCTGTAGTACTTTCTATATTTGTTGTTCGATTTATGGTCGTCATGTTTGACAGACCAGGGCCACGATACGTCTCTGTGTACTGAAAGGGTTGCCCCCCATTTGTGATAGTGACGTTTGGCCTTGAATTGAGATCTAATCCAGTCCATGTTTGAGATGATCCATCAACGTTGCCTGTTACGGAGGTACTGTTTGGGGAAATTGTTGATCCATCAATAGTTAAATTGCTACCAGTCAATGTATATTGAGAACCAGTATTATAATCTTTTGAGACTATACTTTCCACCACTGTTGAAACAGTTCGGGTAGTACTTTGCATACTTCCTTGTGAGAAGTTTGGCACTACGGGAACACTATAAGCAGGGGAACTTATAAGTAATAACAGTGGCAAAAGCCGCTTCATCACTTAACAGTCAAAGCACTCTCTATACTTCCAATCGCAGAAGTACCAGCTCCACCAGCCGTTATAGTGATAACACCTTGGCTCGTAATCGTGCCCGCTAAACTACCAGCAGTTCCCGCTGCGGTAGAAGTTACGTCACTAAAGTTACCTACTGCACCTACTGATGGGGCTGATGTGGGAACCGCATCGCCTTGTAAATAGCTCGCACTGTACGAAAACGCTGCGCCTGGATTGTCTTGGGTTGCAGCAATCGTCCCAGGCGAATAAACGCCACTCGTAATTGTCCCTGCTGAGACGGTGTTCGCAGTCGTGCCATCCGTGGTGTCAATGTTCGATCCAGATACAGAGAAAGATGAGCCAATGCGTTCTGCTGCTGTAGCAGCGGCATTAACTGTGAGCTGAGTTGAGCTAGTTATCGCATGGGTTATATCTGCTTTAACTGGTGAACCAAGCAGTAACAATAAAACTAAAAGCTTTTTCATACTTCCTCCTTAGGTGGAGTAGGTGGAGTTTCAATTACTTGAACTACTTCTCCTTCAGGAGTTTGAATTTTTAATGGGGTCTGAATACGAATAACCTGTTCACCTGCACCTGCCTTATTTGCAGACATTGCCTTCTCCAAATCCTCCTTGCTAACTCCATTGTTGCCCTTTTTATTTGCAGCCTGCACGCCAAAAGTAGTGAGGGTAGATGTAAAGATCGAAGCTATGAACGTGGGATCAAAGGTCTGTTTGGGGAATCCTGGCAGATCTATGTATGCCAAAGTCAGGCAAAAGCCGCTCCAAACGACAATTCCCAAACGGACTGCAACTCCAATGAGTGCTACCTGTTCATCTTTATCAGGAGTCATCTCTTGGAGTTTATTTATTACACCTTTTTTCTTCTCTTCCTTTTTGTCTGAAGGAGGAACGGTCTGTGAAGTTGACATAAATACAAAGAAACACACGCTAACATTAGCGTTAAACTAAAAGAAATACATAATTAACAATGTGTGGACCAGGAATGATTCAATCAGAGGTAGGCGGAGAAGATACTTGGGGAAGCTGGGGAGGAAAAGATCCCTTAGCCAGTGAGGATGGTCGATATGAATCACTTAGAGGACAAACATTCGCAGTCGAGAGTCATCGAGGAGGCAAATGGGGTGGTGAAGATCACTATTACACAGGATTAGGAGGAGGTTTCAATAAAAAAGGAAGAGGAAGTTTGGCCTATGCAATGAGTAATATTGATAGGGAAATAGAACATAAAGCTAAATGGAGTAAACGAAAGCCTGTTCAACATAAACAACGCTTTTATGGCTCTGATGGAACAGTCTGGAAAGATTAATGAATGAATTATGGGCAGCTCTCATTGGTGTCGCAGCAACAACTGTAGTTATGGCTGTTGGCAATAACAGTTCTCGGAAAGAACGAGATATCCGAGAGCTATTTCATCGTGTTAATGCACTTGAACAACAAGTAGCACAACTTAAACCAAGAAATTGGCGTAGTTAGAGCCTAACTTCTCTAGGAAAAACATGAACATTCTCTACTTCAAAGGGAAGAATCTCCCATGAATTACTCTCACAAGCAGATTCAAACGCTTCATTAGCTGTTCTGGCTAAGACAACAGTTTGATATCCAACTTCTTCTGCATAAGAGGTATAAGCCCCAGGCAAACGAACAACAAAATATCTAGGCTTAATGTTTTCCAGCGAGTGAGAACCATCCATCACCTGTTTTTCCTGTTTTTTGGAGTTGGTCGAGGGGGATGCCAAGGATTTTGGCATCAAGCGCCCCCTCAATTTCGCCTTTGTAAGCAGCCAATTCAAGATCCCAAAGTTCTGATTCACGTTCTTTAATAGCTCTGTCCTCATCTATAGCAAGAGATTCGTTCCAATATTCAACTGCACCTGCTAATGCGTCTAATCTGTCATCATGTTGTAAACAATTTTTATCGACAGTGATATGAGTTAACTGATGGAATAGCTGATAGGCTAAGGCTTTTTCAACTGGATCATTCTCCCTAGCTTTGGAATCTATTTCTATCACCGACCTATTCATTATTAATCTATGTTGATTTAATACAGGCTCAAGTGCATTAATAATTCTTCTTTCCTTTTGGACATTACTTCTTGTTGGTTCAATCGTACAAGGATAAATATTTCTCAAATATGGTTGCAAAAGACTGGCTAACATTCCTTGTCCGAATTGATCTTCAAGGAGAATTAACTTTACCTTCTGTCTTTTCGCTGCTTGAGCTAAACCTTCTAAAACTTTTTCCGTATAGCCTTCTCTAAAAGAACCGACCTCTAATACAAATAAGTTTCCATTGAGATGAGCAACAATTGCATAAGCTGTTTCGTCAGCTCCTTTACCAGATGGGTCAATGTGCATGACACATCCTTGAAATTCCAACCAATCACCATGTAAAAATGCTGGTCTGTGATAATAATCTCCACTAAAACCTACGGCTGGTAAATCACTAATTCGATATTCAGCTCCTGACGACCAAACAATTTTCTCAGGTGCATGATCTTTTATCTCCATGACAACTAAATCATTTAGTCTCAATGGGAATCTTTCTAAATCAGAGAGAGTGGTATCAAGTTGGAACTGTAAATTAAATTGAGACCGACCATAACTTGCTTCTCTTTCGACTAAATCTAATTCAGAGAAACGATCTGGATCAGTTGGATCATTTGTTTTATGTGTAACTTCTCCAGCAATACAAGGAGCTAGTGCATCACCATATCGTTCAGGGTTAGCTGGGTAACGTGAAGGCCAGATTCGACATTGATATCCACGTAATCTAAGTTTGTTATAGATACTTTCTTCAGTTTGAGGCGTACCAAGGAACATAATTTCCCCGCCTGGCTTAAGAATTGCATTGAATTCACCAACAGATGACAAAAGTTTTTCTCTCATCCCCACTGTCCACGCTGTATTTGGAACTTCCACGTCATCAGCAAGGATCAAATCCGCTCTGGAACCAGTTAACTGGCCAAAAATCCCGACAGATTTTACCGATGGGCTTTGGTCTGGGATCGAAGGACGGACATCGAACCTATTACTCGCACTTCTCTGTTCGTCACGGTCAGGATCGAGGCACTTCAACAACTCCATCTCTCGTATCAGTCTTAAACAGAACTGCGCAAAGTCATCAGCCCTCGTCTTTGATGCCGACACCACCATTATTTTCTTTTGTGGGTCGTTCCTTAACAGCCATAGGACGTAAGCCGCTGCCATCCAGCTCTTTCCTACACCACGAAAAGCCTCGATTATTCTTCTTTTAGGCCCATCTTGCATATATTCTGCAATATCTAACTGTATCGGTGTTGGATCTGGTAATTGAAGATGCCTCCACACCAACACAAGGAAATATCGGAAGTCATCGCTATAAGGCAGCGGTAACTTCTGCCATTGCTTTACACCCATTACGCTCTACGCTTCTTTAACGAAACTACATTCTCTATATCTGGCAAAGCCTTAGCTAATTCTCCAAATTCACTTCCTTCTACTGGCTGTGAACTAATTTGATTATCCTTCAGAAACTGCCTCAAGATATTTAACTCCGCTGTCCCCAAGTTCCCTTCATTTAATCTCTCTAAAAATAAATGAGCCAAGCCTTCATGCAGCTCACTTAATACATCCGTAGTGCTTTTCTTTGCCATAACTTCACTATAACAATATTAAGGAGGCCCACCCACCACAGGAAGCCTCCTCTTGTTAACCAC